TCTGCCAGGATGCTGAGACGCCCAGATTACCTGAACCAGTTAGGTTAGAGGTTGGATCCCAATCATAATTCCTTGTCCCCATAACAAATGGAGCAATGTTAAAGGTGGGACCCTGACAGGTCACACCAGATCCATATTGGTTGATAGCAAAAGGACCCTGTAACACCTGCACAGCCTGGTTGGTGACATTGCCAGTTGCAGATGCTTGGGGTCCAGCGATGTTGGTGTTGGAGGGAGCAGCTTGAGCAAAGGCAGCGCCACCAAACAATAAACTTATTGAGTAAAGACCGACAGCGAGTTTGTGGTACTGTTTACGGTGGTGGTTCGATCTATCCATGTTTCAGAGGCCACTCCAGGACCGAGATATGTTTCAGAAAATTGGAAAGGTTCACCCTGATTTACGATAGTGTAGTTAGCACCAGGAGTTGGGTTAGCAGGAATGTTTATGTTTGTTCCTGTAACTGTATAAGATGTTCCAGTTGTGTATTCGACTTGACGAATAACCTCCACTACCTCAGTGGTGCTGGAGGTCTCGCTCGTGATTGTTCCTCGTGTGAAGTTGGGAACCACGGGGGCTGCAACGGCAGCAGCCCCATGAAGAACTCCCAACAACGCTCCAAGGAGTATTGCTAATGGGAGATCATCGGTCATTGGAATACGCTCAGTTCAAGTGAACGTTGTCCGATCGCTGTGGTTCCAGCACCACCAGCGGTTACAGTTGGGACACTGGTGTTTGACAGCGTACCAGCCAGAGATCCTGCCACACCACCAGAACTTGTAGTGGTCGAACCGAAGAGTGGCAGTGAACCAACAACTCCAGAAGAGACAGTTGTTGTTGCGTTGTCTGCATCACCAGCAGTATAAGACTGAGTGAATGAGAAAGCAGAACCATCAGTGGCCTGAGAGGCTGTGATGCTTGTGAAAGAGTTTACGCCGTTAGTTGCGGCGCCCAAACCACCAACTACCCCGCTTGTCGTGCCATCAGTCGTCGAAACTCCACTACCGCTGACGCTGTATGAGTTTCCAATTCTTGTAGCGGCTGAGGCTGCACCATCAACAGTCAACTGAACAGAGTCAGTAAGTCTTGAAGTGATTTCGGCAGCGTTAGCAACGGGTGAAATGAGGAATAACGAAGAAGCTAAAAGCAATAGTTTCTTCATTTGAGAACATTGAGTATGAACTATCGTTATTTAGAGATAAATAGTTTCTCATAACAATGGAGCCTCATCATGCAGAAGGTAATCAACGCACTTGCCGTACTTTCTTTTGCTGTGTCAGCTGGAGTTGTAGCAGGGGGATACACTCTTTATGCGAACCGAGAGAATATTACAGATTCTCTTAAGAGTGCTATCATTAAATCAGTTACAGAATCTCTTCAGATTCCCAGCACTCCTGAACTTCCAACAACTGGTGGGGACGGACCCGTAACACTTCCAAATTTCTAATGGACAACAACAAAGAGGTCTCTGACTTTTCTCTGAAGAGAGAGGAGTGTCCCAAGTGTGGAGCAGTCTGGTTAAACGGACAACACATTTGGACTGGAACTGGGAAAGTCGGAGACCCACAAGTTCTAAGTAACCTTGTGTGTTCAACAGTTAATGCCCCTGAGTGTATCAACAGTGCATATAAGAAGGGACATATCTATGGTGAGAAAGACACATGGGAAAAGCGAAAAGCATTCATTGATCAGGAGTCACAATCATGGGGAGAGGCCGCATAAGCAAACCAGACATGGAAGCCAAACTTTATAAACTCAAGAATGAGTTGCATAAAGAATGGAGAGATCCTGTTCAGAAGGACTTGGCAAATCAATATCTGAATAAGGTTTTAGAATTTCTTAATGAGTTTAACGGTTGACAACGTGTGTAGTTTCATGTTATAAATACACCAACGACTTACGAAATGTAAAGTTGTGTGAACCCCTGCCGTTTGACCGAGACTAGGCAGGGCAACCAATCCGTCTCTCATATCTCAGTCTGAGGGTGACTGAGAAATAAGTATCTCCACCATTTCCCTGATGGACCTACTTAGTTTTACTAACAATGTCTGCTACTCTTACACGTTCAAAACAGAATACTTCCTGGGAACAGTTTTGTAACTGGGTCACCAGCACCGACAACCGTCTTTATGTTGGTTGGTTCGGCGTCCTGATGATCCCCTGCCTGCTGGCTGCTACAACCTGTTTCATCGTTGCCTTTATCGGTGCTCCCCCTGTGGATATCGATGGCATCCGTGAACCCGTCGCTGGTTCACTCATGTACGGTAACAACATCATCTCTGGTGCTGTTATCCCTTCTTCAAACGCAATCGGTCTCCACTTCTATCCCATCTGGGAAGCTGCCTCTCTTGATGAGTGGCTGTACAATGGTGGTCCCTTCCAACTCGTAGTCTTCCACTTCCTCATCGGCATCTATGCTTACATGGGACGTGAGTGGGAACTTTCCTACCGTCTCGGAATGCGTCCTTGGATCTGCGTTGCTTACAGCGCACCTGTCGCTGCTGCTTCTGCCGTTTTCCTGGTCTATCCTTTCGGTCAAGGTTCTTTCTCTGATGCGATGCCCCTGGGTATCAGTGGTACTTTCAACTACATGCTTGTCTTCCAAGCAGAGCACAACATCCTGATGCACCCCTTCCACATGCTGGGAGTCGCAGGTGTCTTCGGAGGTTCACTCTTCTCTGCAATGCACGGTTCGCTCGTTACTTCCTCGCTGGTTCGTGAAACCACTGAGAACGAGTCACAGAACTATGGTTACAAGTTCGGTCAAGAAGAAGAAACTTATAACATCGTTGCCGCTCACGGTTACTTTGGTCGTCTGATCTTCCAATACGCTTCATTCAACAACTCACGTTCACTGCACTTCTTCCTTGCTGCATGGCCCGTTGTTGGCATCTGGTTCACCGCTCTGGGTGTTTCCACGATGGCATTTAACCTGAACGGTTTCAACTTCAACCAGTCCGTTATCGACTCTCAGGGTCGTGTGATCAACACTTGGGCAGACGTGCTCAACCGTGCTGGTCTGGGAATGGAAGTTATGCACGAGCGTAACGCCCACAACTTCCCTCTGGACCTGGCTGCTGTCGAGAACACTCCTGTTGCTCTCACCGCACCTTCCATTGGTTGATAACAGAATAACAATATAAAGAACTGGGGTGGCAACACCCCTTTTCTTTGTCTCAAAACAACTTAACAAAACTTCAAAATGACTGCATCACTTTCACGACCTATTCAACAAAGGGGGTGGTTCGATGTTCTCGATGATTGGCTTAAGCGTGATAGGTTTGTTTTTGTCGGTTGGTCTGGCCTTCTCCTTTTCCCTACAGCTTATCTCGCTCTTGGCGGTTGGCTTACAGGAACCACCTTTGTTACCAGTTGGTACACCCATGGCCTGGCGAGTTCATACCTTGAGGGCGCTAACTTTCTTACTGCTGCTGTTTCTTCTCCTGCTGATGCTCTCGGACATAGCCTCTTACTCTTATGGGGTCCAGAAGCTCAGGGAGATTTCGTCCGCTGGCTCCAACTTGGGGGACTCTGGACTTTTGTGGCGCTCCACGGAGCCTTTGCCCTTATAGGATTCATGCTCAGGCAGTTTGAACTTGCCCGTCTTATCGGTATCCGACCCTACAATGCGATCGCTTTTTCTGGTCCTATCGCTGTATTTGTCAGTGTATTTCTCATCTACCCTCTCGGACAATCGAGTTGGTTCTTTGCGCCATCGTTTGGTGTTGCTGCAATTTTTAGGTTCCTCCTCTTCCTCCAAGGTTTCCACAACTGGACGCTTAATCCGTTCCACATGATGGGAGTCGCTGGAATTCTGGGTGGAGCACTTCTCTCAGCAATCCACGGTGTCACAGTTGAGAACACACTGTACGAAGACGGTGAACAAGCAAACACCTTCAAAGCCTTTGACTCCACACAGGAGGAAGAGACTTATTCAATGGTTACTGCCAACAGATTCTGGTCACAGATCTTCGGCATTGCCTTCAGCAACAAACGCTGGCTCCACTTCTTCATGTTGTTCGTTCCAGTCATGGGTCTTTGGACTTCATCCATTGGCATCATCGGTCTGGCACTCAACCTCCGTGCTTACGACTTCGTGAGTCAGGAGATCAGAGCAGCAGAAGATCCAGAGTTTGAAACCTTCTACACCAAGAACATTTTGTTGAACGAGGGTCTCAGAAACTGGTTGGCACCAGTCGATCAACCACATGAGAACTTTGTGTTCCCTGAGGAAGTTCTTCCACGAGGAAACGCACTGTGAATTATCTTGCACCAGTTTATTTCACTTGCTTTGCGCTCATCGCTGGCGCTGCCTTTGCGATGATGTGGGGTAACATCAAGTCCATCAATGACGAGATGAACAAACCTCAACCTAAACGTCATCCAGAAGCACCACAACCTGGAGAGGAAGTTTTATATGTTGACTTTTCAAAGTGACACCGTTTTCCTGGCAATGCTATTATTCAGCATTGCCTTTGGTGTCTTACTCTTTGTGTTATCGATACTACAAAATAAATAAAGTTCCTTATACTCAAGGGGGTTCACACCCTCTTTTTTTATGTCATGACGGAACCTCATCTCTCCTGGTACAGACTTCACGAATTTGCCAGAGACCTTGGCAAATATAAGATCAGTCACAAAACTGTCACAAACAAGACTCACCAATCAGAACAAATTGTGATAGAGTATAACCATCGTTTAAAGGACAAGTCTTGATGGAGTATTCCGATTATTTGAATAAGAAGAACAGCATTGCCGAAGCAAAGCAAGCAGCAACACGATGCTGGGCAGTCGTCCTGGGACACGTTGTTCTTCCTCCTGTTTCATCTCTTTACTACGCAGCAAAGACTAACTTCTGGAAACCCTTCTGGTGGGCAACTGGTGCTGCTGCGGTCTGTGTTCCCATCTCCATTGTGGATGCTGGTGTGACCCTCAGTCTTGTGCCACCCATCACTTCAGGTGCTATACTGGTAACGAATGCTCAGGAGAAGCGAAGGAAACTTGGCATCTTCTCTCCCGAGCAGGCAGACCAAATTGTTTATGAAAGGACTAACTCATGAAGGAAACTGTTCTCAAGCGTCTCGTTGATGTAGTTGAAGCACTCGAATGGGAGGTTGGAGACGACATTGTGGTTGAGATTGGTGGTACAGTAGTCTCTGGTATCCACCAACCTGACACTGCCAATCCCCGATGGTCAACACCCTTTGGTGTTCGCAGGTACAACAAGGATGCGTTCATCGTTATTAAAAATCTTGACAGAGATCCATTCTCTCCCTCGCAACCTAATCCTGATTTGAAACAAGCACATGAGTACACAGGACCCAGCACCAAAACTAATTGATGGAATCTTTGAAGTGGTCAAGGGACGTTTCCTTTATCACTCCTATGACAAGGAGGGTAAGGGTCTCGTCTCTGGTCTTACTGAGAAGTCCGTTATTAGAATGACACACTTTTATCTCAAGGGTATCCAAGAAGGATGGCCCGAATCAGAGAAGACATTCGCAGGAACTGTTGGAGGTAAACTCTAAATATGAAAAAGAAGTTCCCTGTGGACCACGTTATTCTTGAGGATAAAAAAGAGGTGTGGATGAAAGGCAGCAGTACCCTGGCAATGGGTATTCCTGCCATTCAAAAAGAGTACTTTCCTGGTTACAGGATTTGCCTCTGCTCACAGGAACACTTTCATAAACTTAAACAAGAAAACAGATGACCTTCACAGTTTATTCAAAGGACAATTGCCCTTACTGCTCCAAGGTTCAACAAGTTCTCCAGTTGGCAGAACTGCAGCATGTGATTTATAAATTGGGTTCTGACTTTACTGCAGAACAATTCAAGAAAGAGTTCGGTTCCTCCTCCACCTTCCCTCAGGTGGTGGTTGATCAACAACCCCTCGGTGGATGTACTGAAACTATTAAATATCTGAAAGAAAACAATCTGGTATAATGGAACAAGTTGATCTCTACAATATGTACGGAACAGTTGAAGAAGCCATCGATTTTGCTTTCGAAGGTAAATTTGTTTTGGATATGTATGCTTACTTAAAAAGTTCCAAAGCAACAAGGAGAGATACTGAGGCGTTCATCGAGAGTTCCACTGCTCATGAACTCAGTGATCTTGTGACCGAACTTGATGAATACCTTGAAGGAGGTAGTGATTACAATCACAGATTGCTTCGTGAATCCTATGGGCACATTCCTAAACCCCAGGCAAGGAAAATTAAAAATTATTTGTATGGAATTTTAGAGGGTGCGTGGAGGTACAGTCATGACAAAAGACCTGGAAGACGAGGGAAGTCTTCTAAATAAGAAAACCGACGAACCGAAAATTAATCGGGGAGTTGAGTTATTACTTAGAAACAAAATCAGGAGAAGAGAGGAACCCAAAACTTTTCAGTTGAAGTTTGGGAAGATGTTATCTCTTTTCAAGAGGGAGATCCATTTTCTTATTGACTTCCAACTGGATTTCAAAAGGAAACGATCTTAGGAGAAAGTTATGGAAGCACTGGCAATTACACTCACGTTGTCTGTTGTAATGTCAATCATGTTCTTCCTGTTGGGGGGTATGATCGGTTGGTTAGCACGGGACTATGTGTTTAGGAAACAAACAGAGTATGTTCCCATGCACCCAGAGATGTTTGATGAGAACGGACAGTTCATCCCTGAAGAAGTAATGTCTATCAGATTTGAAAATCCAGAGGATTTCTACACTGAAGACGAATAAACAAAACACACCAAATACACTAAACTGAATTTAGAGATTTTAAATTTATGGCAACGACGACAAAAGATCTTGACGTGGCACCCAAGAAGAGAGCACCTGCCAAGAAAACTGCTGCCAAGAAAACAGCAGCATCTGCTGCCCCTAAGAAACTTCCACCCAACCCTTTCATCCATGAGGTTCTGGACGTTGTAAGTAAGCAACGTACCAATGCGAAGAAAGTGGAAGCACTTCAACAGTATGCCAGTGACTCCTTGAAGGCAATTCTCATCTGGAACTATGATGACACTGTGATCTCCATGCTTCCTGAGGGTGACGTTCCTTATGAGCGTAACGAGGTTCCTGTTGGTACAGACCACACTTCCCTTCGTAAGGAATACAGAAACCTTTATCACTTTGTGAAAGGTGGTAATGATTCTCTGTCGGGTCTTCGTCGTGAGAGCATGTTCATTCAGATGCTCGAAGGTCTCCATCCTTATGAAGCAGACATTCTGTGTCTGGTGAAGGACCATCGTCTGGAAACTCGTTATAAGATTCCTTTCACCGTTGTTCAGGAAGCATTCCCTGACATCCAGTGGGGTGGCCGTAGTTAATGTCGATTATTGTCCTACATGAAAACTGTGACCCATCCTTAGCAAAAGACAGAAGTCTTCCTTACACCGCTTATCTGGTGACATATGAGAAGGATGGAAAGACTTGTTATGACATTACCATGTGTGGCAAGAAAGTCGAACTGTTTGATTATTATTGGGATCAGTACAGAGAGGGGTTGAAAACCTTCGAACAATCAGAAGGAAGAGTCAACCCCAAGATCTGGGAGAACCCTGCTAAGTCTAAAGGAAAGAAGAAAGCATGAGTGGATTTGGTGATTACAATGTAGAGTTTGAAGGTCTGGACATGAATAGTGACCAGGTTCAAGCACTTGTTAAGAAGTATAAGAAACTCAAGAAGTATCAGAAGTCCAGTCTCTTCGCAGTCAAGACCATGGATGGCACAGAGAACGTCATTTCCAAGATGGTTGAAGAGGCAAAGGATGCAAATTTGTAACTAATTTGACTAAATAATATTACTGGTGTTATAATACACCTATCGTTCAACTCCTTAGGGAGTCGCAAGTAAGTCGCGGAACGGATCGTTCAGATTATGGTTGATTTTCTCATCTTTTTGAATCTAATCACTCAAAGAGCACCTGTTGATCCTGA